CGCATCTGCGCCGCCCAACCGTAGAGATTCGACCCCCCCACCTCGTGGACAAGGGGGTCTAGCGCCGGCCGGCAGTCTCTCTGGCCGTCTTGCGGTTGTGGCAAGAGACGCAGAGAGGCTGCAGGTTGGCCCTATCAAAGCGGGCACCGCCGTCCTTGAGCGGCACCACGTGATCAACCACCCCAGCCGCAACCAGGCGACCGTGGTCCTTGCACGCCAGGCACAGGGGGCTTTCACGAAGCACCGCCGCCCTCAGCACCCGCCAGTCCTTGGACTGGTAGAAGCCGACCTCAGCGTCAAAGCCACGCCTGGCCCGCCCGTAGTCACGGTGCGCGCTGGCTCGGTGCTGGGGACAAAAGCCCGGGCCTGCCAGTACCGCCCCGCAGCCGGGGTAACGGCAGGGAGTTGGGGCACTTCTGGGCATGTTGGGGTGTTGATCAAGAAATAAGCGACACAAGCTCTGAAATGACTTGGCTTCATCGGGAAGAAGAGCGTTCATACGAACGTCATCAACACCCCCGCAAGGAGCCACCATGTCCTACAGCAGCACCAGGTTCACGGTCGATGAGCTTGGGTTCATCCAAACCGCCCTGACCAAAGTCCTCAGCGCAGCAGCTGCTGGGGAACTTGACCTCAACCGTCTGGCTCGCGAAGAACTCGCCTCTCGAGGCCTGGACCTCGAAGGCAACTGGGTGGGTTTTGATCGAGCTCGCCAGATTCACAAGGTGGAGAGCAATGCGTGATGAACACCCAAGCCCGTGACCAACTCTTGCAACGCATTGCTGCCGAGCATCTTTTTGTCGAGACGCTGGAGACCCGCAACAGCGACCGACTCGACTTCTACGACGTGAGCGTTTGGGGAATCCGCCAAGCCCTCATCGACGCTTTCGAAGCTGGACGCCTTGCCAGCAGCAACCACACCCCCAACTAAAAAGGAGACGTCATGTCCAACAAACTCACCCCCACCCAGCACGCCATCCTCTCCCATGCTTTGGCTCAGACGCAGGGCAAGGTGCTTTGGTTTCCCGAGACCCTCAAGGGCGGCGCCAAGGCCAAAGCCATCGAAAGCCTGGTCAGCCACGGCCTGATCTCACAGAAGAAGCGCGAGACCGTGGTCACCAAGGCCGGCTACGAGGCATTGGGCCTCAAGCCTCCTCTAGTCGAGCCGCGGACCGTTCGAACCCGGGAGACCAGCAAACAGGCGACTGTGATCAACATGCTGAAGCGGACCGAGGGCGCCACCATCGATCAAATCTGCGAGGCCACCGGATGGCAACCACATACGGTCCGAGGCGCGATGGCTGGCGCACTCAAAAAGAAACTGGGACTGGACATCCAGTCCTCCAAAGAGTCCGGTGGCGCCCGGACCTACCGAATTGCCAGCCAGGAGGCACCGACATGCCAAGCATGACCATCACCGTCGAACGAATCCCGATGACCCTGCGAATCGATGGGCGCGAGATTCGAGTCGAAAAGCTTGGAATCAAACTGCCCTTTGGCCGTAAGCCCACCGACCTGACAGACATCGCTGCAAGCGGCGACGATGCCGTCTACATCACCGAGACCCGGGAACTCTCTACCGAGGAGTTCGACTCCTTTGCAGGGCACCTTTACAAATCACGGGACTGGCTCGACGGTAAAGGCGGCTATTGGGAGGACGGTCGCCTCTGCGTTGAAGTTCACGCACCCGGGAGGCCGTACCTCTATGTAGACCCCTCAGGCAGTGACTACGGTCGCTATGTCGCCAGACTCGGCTGAATTCTCAGAAGGGTCGGCGGCTGGGTCTCCCAGGCGGGTGGCTTTTTTCCCGGTGAACTCTTCCCAACGTTTGACGATCACGTCCACGTATTTGGGGTCAAGTTCGATGAGCCGGGCTCTGCGTCCAGACTTCTCGCAAGCAATCAACGTCGAGCCTGAGCCGCCAAATGGGTCCAACACCAGGTCCCGGGTCTTGCTGCTGTTGCGGATCGCCCGCTCGACCAGCTCCACCGGTTTCATGGTGGGGTGCAGGTCGTTTTTCGCGGGCTTCTTGACGTTCCACACATCGCCCTGATCGCGAGCGCCGCACCAGTAGTGATCGGCACCGTCTTTCCACCCGTAGAGGATGGGTTCGTACTGGCGCTGGTAGTCGGCCCGTCCAAGCGTGAACGTGTTCTTGGCCCAAATGATGAAGGTGGACCATTTGCCACCAGCGGCGCGAAACGCAGCTTGCAGGGTATCGAGTTCACTGGAGGACATGGCGATGTACACCGCGCCCTTGGTTCGATTGAGGATGTTGTCGCAGGCATCGAACAAGAAGCTACCGAACCCTTCGCCCAGGTTGTCGTTCATGATGGGGCGGTTCTTGCCACGCATCTTGTCCTTGGCCGTGTTGGCGTAGTTCACGTTGTAGGGCGGATCGGTGAAGGTCATGTCCACCAGTTCCTCACCGAGCAAGGCCTGATAGTCATCGACCTTGGTGGCGTCGCCACAGAGCAGTTTGTGCTCACCGAGCACCCAGATGTCACCTGGCTTGGAGACCGGGGTCTCGGTGACCTCAGGTACTGCATCTTCATCGGTCAAGCCGTCTTGGGTCTGCTCTTCGCCGGCAATCAAAGCCTCCCACTCCTCCGTGGAAAAGCCAGTAAGGCCAAGGTCAAAGCCAGCGTCCTTCAACTCGGACAACTCGATACCGAGCAGCTCGTCTTCCCAGGAGGCGTTCTCACCGATCTTGTTGTCGGCCAGAATCAAGGCGCGGCGCTGGGTGTCAGTGAGGTGCTCCATGGGCACCACGGGAACCTCGGCAAGACCGAGCTTGCGAGCAGCCAGCAACCGACCATGGCCGGCAATGACGTTGTTCGCGCCATCGATCAGGATGGGAGCACCCCAGCCAAACTCCCGAATGCTCGCGGCGATCTGAGCCACCTGAGCGTCGGAATGCTGCTTGGCATTGCGCGCATAGGGGATCAGCGAATCGACCGCGCGGTATTCGAGTTTGATGGGGTTCATGAAGGCCTGAAATGAAAAACCCGCCTCGCAGCACTGGGTGCATGGGGCGGGTTTGAAGGGCAGAAAACAAAACGCCCACCGAGAAGAACTGGGCGGGCGTGATTTGAGTGATTAGCTGAATCCTATCTCATCGATATATATTGGTCAAGCACTTTCAGCGTGAATATCCGTAGTGAACTGCGAGCACCGCCAGCGCGCCGACCAGGATGCCTTTTGCCTCGTACTGATTGAGCGTTCGCCCGTTCCACCCCTCAACGGCGGACCACTCTTTCACGCTGCGACCCAGACCTGCCACATGCCAAACGGCGCAGCCACCCGGGCTGCTGATTCCGCCTACTGCGTCGAGCGCCTCGTGCATGTGCTTGCGCGCCCAGACCACCCGCTCGGTCATGCTGTCCTTCCACTGGCCACCGGGAATGCGGGTGAGCGGCGGAGCGCCTGCTGGGTCCATCTGGGCAAAGACAAAGGTTCGGTTGAAGTCCTGTCCTGCATCGTGCATTTGAGGCGTGATTGAGCCGTTGCGCAGCAAGATGCCCAGGGAGTCGATGCAGCGAAAGTGTTCGGTGCGGTAGCTCGTGCCCTCTTCAGCGAGGCTGTTCCACTCAGCAAGCCGGCCACCAGCCAAGCGAACGACGCTGCCGTGCTCCAGGGGTTGAGTGAGCGGTTTTTTAGCCATGACAGGCACCTCCCGCAGTGCGCCCGCCGCTTTGCGCCAATGCCCAGTCCAGGACGGCCAAGGCATCAGCCTCGTTGTCATCGGCAACCACATAGCCTCGCGCCCGCATGGCTGAAACCATCTCGGTCTTCCCAGCGTTCCCCTTGCCGGTCACATGGCGCTTGATCGTGCCCACGGGAACGCCCTGGTACGGGATCTTTTGGTGCTCGCACCAACTGGTCAGGGTTGCCAGAAAGCCGCCGTAGGCGTGCGCGGCATCGACTCCGAGGTGACGGCGCACCTCCTCGAAATAAACCGCGTCCAGCCCAGACGCAGCATCTTTCGGGGCCGTCGTAGCCAGGAGTTCGTCGAGCCAGCGGCGAAAGCGCAGGTAGCGCATACCTCCACCCTCGAATCGTTGGGGCTTGAAGCTGACATAGCCGTGGGTGACCGAGCGATCCGGCAGGCTCAGCGCCCAGCCAGTCGTAGTGCCCAGGTCCAGCGCCAGAACGGCTTGGGATGCGGCGTTGGGTTGTGAATCTTGTGGGCGATACATCGGGGAAGTCCTCCAAGGGTGCGAACAAGCGCTCGTGCCAACTTGTTCAAGCGACCTGGAGGAGCTCAGGCATCGCCGGGTCAGGGCTGGTGCGGCTCCCTCATGTCCGTTTCTGTTACGGCTTCGGGGAAGTCAAAGCGGCTCACGTGGCAGTAGCCAGGGCCGGCTTCAATCTTTCATCTTTCAACGCCAAGTGCATGGGCCTTGGAGTAGTAGAGAGATATTTCAATATTTATTTATTTCAATCTAGTTCTCCCTCTCTCTGTCTCTGTCTGGGGGGCTTCGCGCACGCGAGGCTCTAGGTTCCCACTTTTTATATGTGTATCTCTAGTGGGGGGTTTGAAAGATGAAATTACTGAAGCAAGCCCATCCGGGCGCCACCCGCCCTTCATAGGACCTTGATCCACTGGGCGGGGCGACCCTTGCTTTGCAAGGCCATCATCTCGATCAACCCAGCCTCAGCTAGGGTGCGCAACACCCCGTCACGCTGGCGGTGATCCATGAACTGGGTGCGCCGGGTGAAATCGCTCTTGGACATTCCAGCCATGCCCGCATCCCGCAGGATCTGCATGGCCCGCTTGTGGTGGGACTCGACCTGGTTCTCGGACACCCGCGCAGATGCTTCACGGATCGTGAGCTCGGCACAGTGGCGCGATAGCATGATCCCCCACTCGGCATCGTGATCCTCGATCTGGGGGTCCACTGGGTCGCGCGAGACCGCGCGAATGAGCGCCAGCTTGGTGGCGTTTTCCTCGATCCGGGCCAGGATGGACGAGTACCCGGTGCCTCGCGATGTACGAAGGCGCTCGACCAACTCCTGGTCAAGCTGGCGGAAGGTAGCTCTGGCTTGCGGAGTCATCGGGACCACGCGGGGATCCACCAGCACCTCATCGATGGCACCCACATCCGTGAGATTGCCGTTGAGCTTGCCGCCTCCCTGGTGGATAAGGATCAACCGGTCAATCAGGTCTTGGGGCGGGTCGATGACGCCAAACGCCTCGTTGCTGTCCGGGAAGTCGTCCTCGCTTTCCATGATCAGAAAGCGAGCCAGCGATCCGTCTGCCACGTTGGACGCCTGCAACGCCTGCCAAAAGTGCAAAGGCGTCGTGGTGCCATAGATGCAGGCGCACGGCTGGTGAATAGCCCGGTGGGCGTTGTTGTGCTGGGTGCTGGCGTACTCGACCCCGAAATAGGTGGTGCCTGAGGTGGTGTAGAGCTCGGTCAACAGGTCCAGGATCTCGCACACATAGCGCGGCGAGCGCTTGCGGTCGGCCGCTGCCGAGAGAAACATCCCGAACTCATCGAGCTGGAACAGGATCGCGGGCTGGCGCTGGATGGCTGTCAACAGGCCTGAGCCCGATGCGATCTTGTTGCCACCCAGGTACTGCAGCAGGTTGGCCTTGCGGAACAGCTCGTTGATCACCACACGGCTGTGGTTTTTTCCGGCACCACTCTCGGCGATGCCAACCACATAAAGGTTCGAACGGATGTTGCTCTCGGTTCGGTACTTGCGCCCCATAAGTGCCCCGATCGCACACAGGCTCGCACCGAGTGCGAGCACCGGCTGAGGGCGTTTGGCCGTCGCTGCCATCAAAGCCATCATGTCTGCAATCACACCCCCCACCTGATCCCAACCGACCGGCATAGGCTTGGGTGGTGGCAGTGAGATTTCATGTGGCTCAATGGAAATTGGGTCAGCGGCTTGCAGCGCCTGCAGAAACTCACGCGCCGGGTGGTGCCCGTTCGTGACGATTTCGCCGTTCAACTGCATCTCGGCGTCGGGCTCCCACCCGTTGTCCAGCGCCAGCTTGTAGATCGTGCCGGCCCCTATGCGCTGGGGGGCGAAGCTGCGCCAACTGCGTGCCGTCGTCTTGGGGTCGTTCTTCTGCGAGCTTTCGGACCATGCCTCAAACAAGGGCCAGCCCTCATCGCCGAGCGCACCCTTGGTGGCCATCCCGATACGAACCCAACTGTCGTAATCCAGATCGGCGTTGTCGATGTGCCTGAGGGCATCTTCGACAGCCTCATAGGTGCCGCGCTGCTCAGGAAGGTTGGCGCACTCCATCGGGGAACGCAAGCCAACGCCCAGGGTCTTGGGACGCAACTCAGCCGGAATCAAGCGGTACGCCTCCTTGGCGAACTCCCGGGCCTGGGCCTCTGTGATGCCGGGCAAGTCATCAGGGCTCAGGTCAGCCAAGGTGCTCACTGGCCAGTCATAGGGCTTGCCGGTATCCGGGTGGATGCCATAGGCGATGAACTGCTGGCCGACTCCCAGCACCTCAATGGGCGGGTACTTGAAGCCGGAAAACGGCTGCACGGCCCGGTAGACCAGCAGGCGCTTTGGCGCATGGCCAATGCGAACCGCAGGTGTGTCGCCCAGCATCCGCTTGGCCAGCGCCTCGATCTCAAGCGCAATGGTGGGCGAATCGAGTACGTCGATGTCAATGCCGATCACCCGCCCCGCGGCGATACCGATGCCTGCCTCGGGCCAGTTGCCCCAGATGTCGACCTCGTTGTCGGTGGTGTCACGCTCGCAATGTCGGCTCCACTTGGGGTACTCGTGCCAAGCGCCAAGCTTGTAAAGACCTGGCTTCTTGGTGTTGGGTTGAATCGGCAGGATCGGAAAGCCGCGATCGACCAGGGTGGCGCCCAACTGCGCCATGTAATTTTTGTTTGTCATGGCGCTCCTTAAAACGGTGGGTCATCGGCATAGGCCTGGCGCAGAAAGTCTTGAAATGCGGTGACAGCCACATCGATGAGCGTCGCCCACTCCTGCTCGGTCCAGCTTGCCAGGTCTGTCTTGCCGATCTCCTCGACGTAGGCGCCCGCGCTCATGCCGGCGGCTGCCAGCGCATTGGCTTCGTGTTTGTTTGGATCGATCATTCCCTTCAACCTTGCTGTGATGTTCTGGCAGCGCCGAGAGCACTGTTTGCTGTCTGGCGCGTCCACACGGATGTAGCGCGGTGCGAAACCATAGCCGCGGGCATCCCTGCGGCAGATCACGCACATCATGAAAACCGGGCTCCGACGACTTCGGTGTAACGACCGCTTGGGCGCACGGCGATCTCGGATGGGCAGCGCAGCTTGGCTGCGCAGGCGATCGCTTCGTCCACCCGGCGGGGCAGCGGCAAGCCTTGGGCGCGGTTGGCCCACCAGGAGGCTGCCTTTTGGCGCGGATAGCCCTGGTGTTCGATGCAGATCCACTCGCTGTGGTGTGTGAGCCCGCTCCAGTAGTCCACCCGCAATGACGGCGGCTTGCCCGGCTTGTCATGTCGGGCGTAGGAGACACGGGTGACCGGCACCCACTCGGACTTGCCGGAGGTCAAAATGTCCAGGTTGCTGGCTTTGGCCTCGATCTTGAGTTCGGGCGGCGGGAACACATGCCCGCAATCAGGACAGGTGCGCACCGAGGCGTGCACGATGCTGTCGCACTCGGGGCAGGCCTTGGTGGGCGCAACGCCATCCTCACCGCCCTTGGGCCGCTTGGGCTTGACGGCATCAATGGGACCGTGGCGGGCAATGTTGCCGGCAAAGTCCAACACCAGGCAATCGGTCTTACCAGGCGCCAGCCGGCAGCCGCGACCCACGATTTGGACATACAGCCCTGCAGACTTCGTTGGACGCAGCATGGCGAGCAGGTCCACGCTTGGGGCGTTGAACCCGGTGGTGAGCACATTGGCGTTGGTCAGGCATTGAATCCTGCCAGCCTTGAAGTCATTGATGATGGACTCGCGCTGCGCACCGGGTGTGTCCCCGACGATGGTCTCGCAGCTCACGCCACGCGCACGAATCGCATCGCGCACATGGTAGGCATGGTCCACACCGGCACAGAAGATGAGCCAGCTTTTGCGGTCCTTGCCGTAGGAGAAGATTTCGTCAACGGCGGCCTGGGTGATGTTGTCCTTGTCGACCGCTGCCTCAAGGTCCTTGGCAATGAACTCGCCGCCGCGGGTGCCCACGCCCGTCAGGTCAATCTGGGTGGCCATCCGCTTGGAGATCAGCGGCGAGAGGTAGCCCTGGTCGATCAACTCGCGCACCGACACCTCATAGGCTATGTCCGTGAAGATGGCGTCATCGCCCTCATGCAGGAGTCCGGAGTCCAGCCGGTATGGCGTAGCGGTCAAGCCGATCACCTTCATCTGGGGGTTAAGTCGGGCCAGGTCAGAAAGAAAGCGCCGGTACATGGTGTTGCTCGACCGCGGAATCAGGTGCGCCTCGTCAATGAGCACCAGATCACACTGCTGCACGTCATAGACCCGCTTGTGGATCGACTGGATGCCGGCAAAAAGGATCCGGGCATGGATATCACGCTGCTTGAGGCCGGCCGAATAGATGCCCGCCGGGGCCTGCGGCCAGAGCTTCTTGAGCTCGGTGTAGTTCTGCTCGATCAGCTCTCGAACGTGGGTCACGATCAGGATGCGCTGATCCGGGAAGGCCTTGAGCACACCTTCGACAAAGGTGGCCATCACCAGGGACTTGCCGCCCGCAGTGGGGATCACCACCAGCGGGTTGCCGGTGGCCTCATGAAAGTAGTTGTAGATGCCTTGAATGGCACCGCTTTGATAGGGGCGAAGGGTCAGACTCATGCTGGTGCTCCTTAAAAGGTGTTCGCATACTTGTTCATACCGGTGTCGCGCCAGCGATTCCCACTGGCGAACTCGTACTCGACCCAGTCCTCGCCTGCGTCGACCTGCTGGCCCGGCACCAGCGATGGGATGAAGAGGTGCATGGCGCAGGCAGCACGCTGGTCAGCCTCGGTCAACCGGCGGTCGTGACGTGCGCAGTGCCACCCTCCGTCGACGGGTGTCGCATGCAGGCAGGTGCGGCAATTGATCTCGGGGGCGGAAGCGTCTGGTGCGTCCGCGTGGCAGACCGGTGCGTGGTCACACATTCGGCACTGGTACCAGGCAGGATCTGTGCTGATGCGCGGCGGTGGGGTGGCCGCAAAGATGACTCGCTCCGCCTTGGCCAATAGGCCCTGCGCAAAAGCCGGATCTGCCTCGACCCGCTCGACGTAAACGTCGTCGGTGTCCTTGCAGACGGCCAGGTACATCGCACGGGTCAAGCCCATGAGGTGCATGTAGGTCTGCATCTGGGCAAAGTGCAGCGGCTTGCTATCGCGCACCTTCCTTGCCATCAAATCGTTGAAGCTCTTGACCGAGTGCGTCTTGAACTCCAGCACGTGCCAGGTCTTGGGCGCCTCCAGCAGGTTGATGGCCACGCCATCGAGCGAGCCCCCAAAGTGGCCACCATGCGCTTGAACCCGAAACTGGCGACCCGTGTCCGGATCAACTTCCAGAACCGTCGCTCCGGTGCGACGCAGGTTCTGAACCAGCCGAGCTTCTTCCAGTTGGCCGGTCTCAAACAGGCGCAAAAGGCGGCCAGGATGCCGGGCGCGGGTGACCCAGCGGAAATCAAACCAGAGGGCGCGCTCACATTCCTTGCCTATCAGCGACGCGCCAAGGTGGGCACGAAACCCGTCTCCTGCGTCGGCTTCGTAGGCGGAGAAGATCGCCTCTCGGGTGAGGCTGGTGATGCTGGGCAATTCAGCCATGCTGCACCCCCTGCTTGGCGTGAAGCTCCCGGGCTCGGGTCACCGCTGCCTGCCAGCGCTCATCGTCGCAGCCGGCGCGCAGCACCTCGATCAGTGCATCCTTGAACCGCTCCCTGTGGCCCCCGGACTCAGCCGCATTCAACTTGGCCATGTGAGCGGTCAACTGCGCCAGTTCCTGCTGTTTCAGGCGCAGCGCCGTCTTGGCCCGGTGGAACCAGGTGGCATCGAGCGACTTCTTCTCTGTCTGGCGACGGATGTCGGTCGTTGCAATCTGGATCCTTATGGACGCGATCTCATCTTGAAGCGCGGCCAACCGCTCGCGGCAGCCCTGCAAGGTGCCGGGCAGTCGGATCGGCGTGGCCGCTGGCGCGTGCTCATGCATGCTCGGGTCCTCCTTACGCCTGGCGCTTCCAGGGCAGCCCGTTGGCCGCGGGGGTGGCGGTGGGGGCGGCCGTGATGGGGCGTGCAGCAACAGGAGCCTGGGGAGGCGTGAACGCCTGTGTGGGCTGAGCGACCGCTCCGCTAGTACCGCCTCGCGGCAGATAGCGGATGGAGTTGGACTCACCGTACAGGCCCTTGGGCGGGCGCACCCGCACATCAAGGGTGATAGGGATCAGATGCAACTGCTCGGAGTTACTCACCTGCATCTTGCCCACGGCGCGGCAAATCGACGACAGCGTGCGCTTGGCGATCTCTACCGTGTCGGGATTAGCGTTGACCAGATTGAGGCGGTCGAAAAGTTTGCGACCGGCGTACTGACCCTCAAGGATGTCGACCTCCAGATACAGGTACTGGCCGGTGCCGTCTTTGGTCGGGCGCATTTCGCTGGCGACGATCTGGCCGAGGTACTTGCCCGGAGGCAGGACGTCGTAACTGGTGCTGGGCGCGACAGAGGATGCGTCGAAGGTTTGTCCGAATGAAGCCATGGCGATTTCTCCTTTTTCAGGTGCGGGTGGTGGTGGATGGGATCAGGGTGGAATACAAGGTTTCAGGCATGGCCTGCGCAAAGGCAGACCACTCAAGGGGAAGCGTGTCGGGCAGGTCGTAGCGGTTCTTGGCCAGGAAGGCTGGGCGTTCGACCGTATGAATGACACGCTCGCCGGAGCCCACGGCACGACTGACCTTCTTGTTGAAGCCAACGTCCGCCTTGACGATGGAAATCCGGTAGTTGGCAAACAGCACGACATCCGAGTGCTCTTGCAGCAATGCCGCGGCGCGGGCATGGAGCTTGATCACGTAGCGGTCGTAGGGGTCGTGCTCAGGCGAATCGAAACGCTTGATGTCGGTGT